GATTTAAGCCTATCTTATTGTCTAGGGTAAACCTTTCATCAAATAAGCCGACTTTGTCGATTAGAGAGCGTTTCACGCACATACAGAGGGGTATCAGTACCTTAGTGTAATGCTCCGGGAGTGCAAGCTGGGCATTAAAGGAGATATTCTGTATCCCGTATATTAAATTAGATGTCGGCCCAACTGCACCTAGTTCAGAGTCAGTAGCTAATTTCTGTATAAACATAAATAACCAATTAGTCATACTGGAAGGAACTTCTATGTCATTATTGCATAAGACAACATAAGCCCTGTCCGAATACTCTATGCCCATATTGGTTGCCCCTGAAGCCCCTAGTTGTTTCTTACTTTCCAGATAGACTATATTGTCCCTATGTTTCTGAAGCCCTTTGACATACTTTTTGATCTGCCTGTCTGCACCGTCATTTACAATAATCAGCCTCATGTCTACCCCTGAAGTATTGTTCAGGATAGATGCTACACAGGTCTTGGTAACTTCCAACTCCTTATAGCAAGGTATAATAAGGTCTGCTTTCGGGGTTACTTCTTCTGCCTTCTTCCTGCAATCTTCATCCTTCTGTTTCATAAAGAGTTCTGCCTCTACTTTTTCACTCTTATAGTGTTCTTCCATAATTACTTCCGGGTTTGCAATATGGCCCAGTATAAGATTGGTGTCGCAAAAGATCTTAAACCCTGCCCTTGTAGCGTTCTCACAAAACCTTAAGTCCTCTCCGTACTGGTCATTATACTCAAAGTATGGTTGTCTAAGTTTTTTGAATACTTCCATCTTGATAAGAACCATCCCGAACCCTACACCATCACATTCTACTAATCCCTTCTCGTAGTCAAGGATGTTGTTGTAGGTCATAAATCCACCATTTGCCATAAGTACCCTTTTAAAAAGTAAGGGTAGATAAGGTTTGCTTCTGATAAAGAATAAAGGTGCTACAATATCCTTATCATGTTCTACAAGCCTTGAAAAAATTTCTGTCTCCACCGGAACTACCATGTCATCATCCATCCATAGGATGTAATCGAACTGTCCTTTAAGTGCCATTGTAACTGCTTGGTTTCTGCAAGAAGGTAAGGACATCCGTACACCAAAATAAGGTACAAACTCCCATCCTTTTTCTCTCCACTTCCAACAATCCCAGAGTAACTGTGTAAGCCCTTCTATTGCCGGCATAGCCATCTTCCCTTCAACTGAAGGAATGTAGATCAGTACCCTTTTGTTAGAAACCTCAAACTTAGCTTTATCACTATCCAAATTGGTATCACTCTCGGATACGTTACTTGGTTTGAACTGCACCTTCGACAATTTAGCCTTGTCTTTCTCTCTTTCATTTCTTCCTTCGTTTCGTTCTCTTGACCTCGCCACTCTAAATCACTTCTCCAATCTCCACATTTTTCACAAACTACTATTTCCATAAAACCCAGTGTTGCATATTTCCTTTTTAACTCTTTCAGCTTTACTGGATCTTTTTCTGTAGCAAGAAGTCCCTTCAGGCGTTTCTCCTGCTTGTCTGCTTCTCTGCTTCCTCTTATCATTTCTAGTAATCGCTTAAACATTTGCCACCTTTCCTTATAAAAATAGGGGGAGCCTTCGCACAACTCCCCCATTTGACCTATTTCAAAGCCCTTACAAATACTTCGTAAGATTGTCCATATGTTGAACTGGCTACACCACCATCTGTAGTACAAGCAATCGCTATTACGAATGCTTCCTCTGGTGTCTCTATCGTAGAGTTTGCGTGTGTTACCGCCAACTGTAGTTCACTTCCTGCACTTGTGATTTTAAGCATAGCGCCGGGTGTGGCTGTTGATCCCACTTGCCATGCACCATCCTGATATCCAAATGCCCTTACTAGCTGTACATCATCATAGTTTCCTGAAGTACCTAGTTTTTTCCTTACAATCCCTGCCGGTACTTGTAAAGTAAGGGTGATAGGTCTTGCGACACTACCATCCTGTGCTGTTATAATATCCCAGCATACAGGTTCCCCTGCAAGGATCTGATATGCAGCCTGATTATGGCAAATCATATCTATCGTTTCCCATCCTAACCTTTGTGGCTTCTTTATTAACATTTTGCTCTCCTAACATATTCTCGTCTACATTATAAAATTGGAAGTTAGTTAGGCTTCCTTAAGTGATGCTGTGAAGTAGTCCCTGCATCCTTCTATTACTTGTGGTCATTTCAGCATAAAGTAATACGATTGCAGTTCTAGCATCCTGATTGTATGGTTTCTGGAATGGCTGTGCTTCAAAGTATGTTTCCTTATCTACGTGGAATTTTAGATACTTTGTATTTAAGAACCTCATTTCGCCTGCTGTAGCATCATTGTCGAATGTCAATGTTACACCATGAAATTTATAATTCTCAAACCCATAGTCAGCGTTCTTCAAAAGGTTACCCATACCAACATTGTAGTTCATAGTGGCCAGAAGCATTGCTTCAAATCCTCCATAAACCGCAAGTGATGTAACCCCAAAATTAGGCTTCTGTTTCTTTAAGCACAGATTTAGATACATGGTTCTCATGTCTGCGATCAGCACGTCATAATCTTTTGATGTGTGAGCGCCATCATCACGATAGTTAGCCCACCATGAGTAAGTGGTTTCCAGAAGTCCCCCGATTGTATTGGTGGTAGCTTCTGATACTAACCCGTCAAGTCCCATTATGTCTAGTGATCCATTACCAGTTCCGTCTGCGTGCATCATAACTGATATTGCATCCTGAAAAGACATTTCCAGCTGTTCCATCTTTGAGCCAAAGAGGTTAATTAAAGCTTCCTCTCCTGAATTCTGCCTTTCTGTGAACCTGTCGATAGTAACTGAACCAGCTACCTGTTTCATGGCATACTTAGCATTACCTATCCCTACTGGGGGTGTGGTGTCTATAATATCGTACCCTGAATAGGATTTTACTGTGGTATTTTTTCCATCATTTGTGTTAGCTTACAGTTACTTATTCCTGTAAGATCAGACTATCGCTTCCCCTTAATGTAAGGAGTGAACCTGCTTAGTCGTTACACCTGCACGAGGAGGTCTTAAATCTTTTTTCAACTCTCTAAGTTTTAAGTATTGTTCTTCTTTGTAGTCAATCATATATTTTGGTTGTGGTTTTACTTGCGCCCCTTTAATACCTTTAACCCCGAAACTCTTTCTCCATTTTGCAAGGTACTTTCTTTTCCTAATCTCAAAAGCTATTGCTACTTCTGCTTCTATCTTCTTCCTTGTTAAAAAAGGTTTTATCTTCTTTAACATATAACTAGCTTTTTCGTTAGGTAAAACCCACTTGTAAATTACTGCTTTAGTTCTGCAATCTATACTTTTATAGATTGTCCCGCCAAAGACTCCTTCACAATAATCCAAAATCCTTCCGTCATTCTGATTAATTGTAACTGATAGGCTGTGTCCTCCATTATTCTTAGCAACAGAGATACATCCTTCCCCATCAACCAATCCTGCTACGTAAGCGTACTTAAAACCCTTTTGTTGTTTCATGCCTTCCTCTGCTTGGTAGGGGTTATCATTTCAGACTTTCCCCTTATCAAGGTTCATTATGATGCTATGTTGTACCTATATTACCACGAAAAGGCACAACTGGCAAGTAACATCAGTGGCTCGATTATATCGGCTGCATTATCTTCCATTACAAGCCCACCTCTTAGATCAGTTCCATCCGGCCCCGTATTTATTTCTCCGCCCTCTTTGTTCATAACCTCAAAAAGTGGAAATGCGTCAAATACGTTATCGGCTAAAGTAAGCTTATAATTATTAAGACTTGTTGAAAAAATCTCATTAGTTCTACTTTCAGTAGTCATCTGCTTTCATCCTCTCTATTTTACTCTGGTGTAGAAGCTAAAGCATCTAGGACAGCTTGCCTTCGTGAAGGTCTGCCCTTTGGTTTAACTCCCACGTTTTTACTTTGTGGTTTTAGAAGGGAGTTGTCTTTCTTCGCTGTTATCTCGTCTGTTGATGACTTCTTGCCATGTTTTGCTTCATAGATTGTCCATGCTGTTTCCGGGTGTATGTTTTCCCCTCTTTCCTTTGCACTGGTTATAATATCCGCAAGTTCCTTGTCTATAGCCTTGTCGCTAAGTGCTGTCGGATGTTTAGTATAGAAACTATCCATCATCTTCTCTTTAGCTGCTACCTGTTTGTCTTGTACGGAACCTTGCTTTAGTGCATTAAACGCTTCGGGTGTCATACCCTTTTCTTCCAAATAGAGATCCATATAATCTTTCATTCCATTATATATCTGCCTCTGTTGGTCTGACATCTTGTCCAATCTTAGCTTCTTCTCTTTCACAGTTTCATCAGGTTTCGGCTTTTTAAGGTCTGCAAGTTCAGCTTTCGCTGCATCAAGTTCCCTCTTTGCCTCTGCTGTGTCCTGTGTGGCCTGTGTCATTTTAGCCCTTAACAGTTTGGGATCGTCTGGTGTTCCCTTCTCTTCCGTTTCCTCTGCTTCCACCGGTTTTACCTCTTCGGTACCAGCCTCGGTGCTTGTCCCTTCGTCTGTGGGGGCATTTTGGTTGTTGGCATCCATTCGTTTATCCTTTCATAAGTGATATTACATTTTTTGGTAGCTTCCTTTTCCTCCCATTTGGTCTACATTGTATTTTTTACAAGCTTTATTGTAATCCTCTCTGGACTTCAGGAGGATAGGCTCATGTGTAAAGTGTTCATACATACCGGGAATAAACTCACTATCTTTGTTATACCCATATACCCGTTTCATTTCCTCACCACAACAGGTATCCTTTTCGTCATCAAAGGCATCCATCTTAATCTTGCCGCATTTAGCACATTTTTTGTCTATTACTTTCATTTAACCACCTTATTGTTGCATTAACATATCTAATGGATCTCCGCCCAGTGCTTGTCCCGGTGCGCCCATTCCACCCATTCCGGGAGCGCCCATTCCGGGTGCCTGTGGAGGTGGTGGTGGGGCTTCAGGGGTTGATGTTTCCATCATCTTCATAATCTCTGTATCGGTAAATCCTGTTTTCTTCATTGTAGCCTTAAATACTTCCTCTGGATTGAAGTATGGTACTTCTGATCCATCTGGGTTAGTCTTTCTCATGTCTAGGAACTTAGGAAGTACATTCATAAGGACTTCAGTTTGTAATTGGTCATTAGGTCTTTGCATAGAACCTATCTTTATGCTAACTGAATGATCTCCCTTAAGGTCTTTATCGCTATACTTGATCCATACTTGTTTCTCTCTATTCCTGAAGGAAGTTTTTTTCGGGAACTTCTGCATTATTGTAAGTAAGTCCCTTGCTAGTCCTTCACAGTAGTCATCAAGCTTATCTACTCTTTCCTTATTTCTTAAGTTTGCGTTCTTCTCAATTATATTTGCCTCGGTAGCTGTCTTGGATACAAGCCCTTCTGCTGCCAGCTGGTTTGCACCTGTACCTGATACTTGGTATATGTCATCTTTGTTTATCTCGTCTATGTGGTAGAAGTCTGGTGGAAGAATACCCGGCTGTACGATTAGCACCTTATTGCCTGACAATGCACCAGATTTCATTTCGCATACCTGCATATCATCATCATTCATAAACTTGTTGAATTCTTCCTGTGTCTTAAAGGAGTCTTTCTCGGCCAGTATCTTTCTTTGTAGTTTCCTTCTATGGTTAAGCATCTGGGTTCTGGTCTTATTGAGTTCCATGTTCAGATCTTCTATCTGGGAAACATCAGATATCGGTAGAATTTCATCCGGGACATCATTAACTGAAAAAATCTTTGTGTTAAATCCTATATCATACTGATTGTCTACAACATTCAGGTATTTGTCTTGTCCGTCTGCCATATAGTAGAACTTATCTTCGCCTAAATCTTGGAATTCCCATATCCTTACCATTTCAAAAGCCTGTCTTTGCTGTTCGTCGAACTTCCTTATAAGCTTCTGGTCTACTATACTTACGGGACTAAGCCCCCCGTCTATGTTAAATCTCTCTTTCACCATTTCTGCAGGTAGCCAGTAAGCTGTTGCCAGCCATCTCATTTCGTCAAAGTGCTTTGCTGAAGTATCGAATAAAATATCCTGTGTAGATACTCTTAGAAAAAAGGCATCATCTTCTGTTACCCGTTCTGTATATTCCTGCCCTGTTTCCATATTGGGCTTATCATAATCCTTCTTAGTCTGGGTACTCCATCCTAATTTCCCTGCACCAAACCCCATAATAAGCTGGTCTAGCTGAATTCTTTTCATGGTCTGTTTTATTTTAAGCTGTCCCCACTTCTCATTTAAGGCATCCTCTGTAAGCTGTTCTCTCTTTAAGAGTTCATCTAGAATAGGCATAGTCCCATCAGGTAATTGCAGTTTAAGCATTTCCGGGGTAAACATCTTCCCCATTGTTGCGGGATCATTTACATAAACGTCAAAATGTGGATCCTGATAATATGTCTGGGGTATAACGGACTTCAATATGGAATATACATAATTGACTACCACTAGGTCATTAGTGGTGTTATCCATCTTTCTTCCTATACTTCCCCAATGATCTCCCTTGAACATCTTTCTCCATCTTTGGGAGTTCTTTTTAAATTCTGCATCCATAAAAAGTTGAGAACCCATAAGCAGTGCCTTTTTCTTCGCACAAGCTTGTTCCTCTGTCTTTGAAGTATAGTCTGTCTTTAGCTTATCAGTTGATTTCGTCATACATATCTCCCATTTTGTTCTGCCCTATGTAGAAGCTTTTATTTTTACCTGCATCTATCCGTTCCTTTACCCATGCTAGAGAGCCTTCAGGTGCGTCCTTAGAGGCATCATAGGAAGGTGTTACCCATAGTTCCGGTTGGTACGCTAAACTATCAAGTACATCATCATTGGTTGCTTTAGGGAACCGGGACATTTCATCCATTAAGACATCTTGGTCTGGTCTTAAGTATATTGAACCAAATTCAAACCTTCCTGTAAGTCCTTCGATCCTTCTGTTCTTAGCTTTGGTATAAGTAGAGTCAAAAGTCTGTATATGGAAATAATCTTCCCTTCTTTCCATTTCATCCCTGACCATGTGCCTTAACATTACCTGCATGGCTGCCATTTCTATTCCGATTGCAAGGTCAGCATATTTCTCTCGGTAGGTGAACAACATCTTAACCAGTTCCGGGGCTATAATCTTCTTGTGATAGGCTTCCAGTATAAATACCCTGTTGGCTGGATCGATAGCTGTTACTGTTATACCTGTAAAGTCCCTTGATATCCCTGAAGATGGATCTATAGATAGACTTACATTCATCTGGCCCAGTTTAAAATAGGTTGGGGCTGCATTTAGTTCTCCCATTGAGGTATCCCTGACTTCAGTAGGCTTATAGAACCCGTCATTGGTTACTTCAAAGAACTTTATCCATGCTTTCTTAAAGGTTGCTGTTTCATCATCTATAGGATTGTTAAGATACTGACATGAGAAGTGATAACTCCCCAGTGATATCTTCCAATCGTCTAAAAACTTATGTGTAAGCTTCTCCGGAAAGAACAATGAGCCATCTGCGTTGTAAGCGCCTCTAACGAACACATTGAACTGATGCCTCTCATTCTTCTCTAAGTAGTTGTAGAGGTCGTTGAAATGCCATCTAGTACCTATTACGACTACCTTACCATCCGGCTGCAATAGTGCTAAAGCCAGTTTGTACTTCTTAATGGTGGTATCCATCATTTCCTTTGAACTGATATTCTCGTCAGATACCCAGTCATCTATAAGTATTAGGTCATAGTGCATCCCGGTTTTAAGGATTTCCAGTGATCCAAGCGATATCGTGGGTTCCTTGTACCGGATAGTCCTCTGTTTTACTGTTATTTCCTTTTGAGTCCACCTTGATTTGTCTACATAGTCCCCATATACTTCCCTTAAGACCTCATTTGACTCAAAATGCCCCTTTATTTCGTCAAGGAACTTACCAGCCTGCTCAAATTTCTCATTTGTTATAAGTATTCTAATATTAGGGTTCTTAATTATCTGCTGAACTGCAAACCCTACTGTAATTGCTGAAGTTTTAAGGCAGTTTCGGGGTATCATGCAGAGTTTAAAGGGTTTTAACTCCGTATCTGTACCCTCTATGTACTTCCCTTCGATAAATCTGCACATATCCCAATGAGTTTTGGGTTCAAGCCCTATACCTTCAGGTCTTTTGTCGGCTTCATAGCCCAGTATTGCCTTATCAAAGTGATATAAGCTGTCAAGGACTTCCTCTTTCCATTTATTATATTTTTCCTTTGTCAGTTTTTGGTTCAAAAGGTTTAGCCCCTTCCGTTAAGCTTGTATCTCCTGAATGTTTAGCCTGTTTCTTAAGAAATGCCCTCTCTTTAGCTACTATCTTAGTATGCTTTAGTCCTGCTGATAGGCGTAAATCCTTATCATACTTCATCTTGTTGCCCAGAAAGTCATCTTCCTTAGCAATAGTGAAACCATTGGGCAGTTCTTCCTCTACATACTTCCGTACTACTTCAAGGTTTGGGGCTTGGTGTATTCTTTCCAGCCTTTCCAATACCTTTTCTTTTGGAGGATTGACTTTTGAAACTACTAAAATGTATATCATCTGCAAGCTTCCTTATATATAAGTTTTTTAGAGTGGAACTTAACTACACTATCTATCACGTATTCTACCTCGTCATCACTTAGGTTAGGATGTAAGGGAAGGTTAAGTCCTCTTTCCCCAAATTCCTCTGCTACTGGTAATGGTTCCCGGTAGAAGTCTTTAAATAGTTTGTGTAATGGTTCGTACCGGCAAGTAGTGTAGATACCCTTATCAAGTAAGTACCTTGCCATTTCATCCCGGTTGCCTGTCCTCATAAAATAGGTGAAATAGGAGTGCTGTACGTTATAAGGGACAAGATCTCCACCCAAATCCTTAGTGTACGCTTCCCATATAGCTTCCCTTCTACCCTGCAGGAATTCAAGTTTCCT